TCAGCTCGCCGGCGCCCACACCGGGACGATCTCCAGACGCGGCAGCGACCCGCGCCCGTGCCCGGTCCGATGGACCCAGATCACCCGGATCAGGCTCCGCAGGAGACGCTGCTTCTCGTCCACCGTCAGCACGTCCCATTCGGCCAGCAGCCCCTGAATCACCGGCCCGAAGTCGGCCTTCGAGGGCGGAGGTTCCTGGACGGCCTCGGCGGCCTGGAGCTTCTCCTCCCGCTTCCGCCGCCGGGACCGCAGCTCGTCGCGCGACCGTCGGAACTCCGCCTCCGCCTCCGGGGATTCGTCGTCGTCCATCGCCCGCATCGTCGTCAGCTTCACCAGCGCCCGGTCGAGCTTGGCGATCTGAGTCTTCAGGCTGGCGACGTCGTTCTTCGCGGACGTCTTGGGCTCCGGCACGATCTGCGGCTCGAGCTGGAGCGCGAGCGCGTCGATCTCCGCCGCCCACTCCGCGAGTTGCCCGAGCACCCGCTCCTCGGCGACGGTCCGTCGGACCCACGGGCGCTGGCACTGGGCGGACTCTCCGTAGGCATTGCAGCGGAACGCGTACCCGGCGCCGTACGGGGCGCCACCGTGCTGGGCGGTGAGGACGGCCTTGCATCCGGGGTCGCGCATCAAGCCCGACAGCGGATACTTCGGCTCCTTGCTGCCCTGCCCCGGCCGCCGATTCGCCGCACGGCGCTCCAAATACGCCTGCCACAAATCCTCGCCAATGACCGGCCGGTGTGTGCCTTTCCGGTAGACGACATTTGTGCAGCGGCCCCGCTGCTTGCACCGGCACTCTTTCGAGTGCTCACGCAGATACCCCGCCGCGAACCCCGAGTCGAGGATACGCAGCACCTGCCGACCAGTCCAAAGGCCCCCATCGGGCGCGTACAGCTCGTGGTCGTTGAGCCATTTCGCGAGGCGACGGTCGTTGATTCCGGCGACGTATTGCTCGTAGAGGCTCGCGTACGGTTCCTCGAAATCGGGGTCCGGCTCGTAGCGCTCGCCGAGCGGGTCGCTGGGGTCGGCGATGTAGAGGTGCGGCTCGGTCGGGTGCGGGATGCGGCCCCGCCGGATGTACCCCCACCTGCGGGTGCCGTTGCCGGGCAGGCCCCGTTTGACGCGGTAGTCGAGTGCCTCCATCCACTGCTCAGATGCGCGGTCGCTCTCGAAGGCCGCGACTTCGGCGAGCATCCCGCGGGCGAACCGGCCGGACGCGGTGCGGGCGTCGACCTCCTCGGTCGCTGAGATCAGGTCGCCGCCGGCGGACTCGACCAGGTCGAGGTGGACGGCCCAGCCGAGCCGCTGGCGGCCGAAGCGGGAGAATTTCCAGACGATGATCTCGCGGGCGCGGCCGTCGCGGACGCCCGCGACGGCACGCTGCACTTTGCGTTTAAAGTTGCGGCCGGTTTTGTCGAGGTCTTCGATCCATTCGGTGACCTCGCGGCCGTTCCGTCGCGCCCATTCGGTGATCGCGGCGCGTTGCAGCTCCGGCGAGATCATCTCTTCGCGGAGCATGCTGACGCGGACGTACCCGATTGCCGGGATGGGTTCGACGGGCAGCGCGGCGAGCTGTGGAGGCATGGGGGGACTCCGAGGAGGTGGGTCAGATTTTCCGGAGGTAGTCACATGATGCGGCTTAGTCGGCCGCATAGGAGCCGAATCCAGGCGGTTGGCATGGCGTAGCGCGTTCTTCCGTGTCGCTTCCTCTTGTGAGGCTTGTGCGTCTTCCGTTGCCCCGGCGGCCCGGCGTCCGAGGGGCTACTCGGCGGTGGCGAAGACGGAGACGGCGGTGGGGATGACGGGGGCGAGGATGGTGGCGGCGAGCTGGGCGTGGGCGATGAAGACCCGCTCCCTGGCGGCGCCGCAGGCGCCCCGGGCGGCGTGGTCGGGTTCGCCGGCGTCGGGACGGGTGACTTCGGGCCGGGCGGCGTTGGCCGGGCGCTCGACGCGCGCAGTGTGGGAGACGGCCACGGCTCGGGCGAGCGGTCGACGATGCTGGGCGGCGGACTGGTCGTCTCCGGGGTGGGTCCGTTGATGTGGGTGACGACGGGCAGGATCGCGGCTGTGGTAGCTGCTGCCGTGGTCACGGCGACGAGTGTGGTCGCGGTCATGGCGTGATGGTGGCCCCAGCGGATGATGGCGGCGAGTGCGGCGCCGGTGGTGCCGCCGGTGATGATGTGCCAGCCGCGGCGGCGTGCGCGGTCTCGCGCGGTGAGGGTGGTCGCGGCGACGGCGGGGATGCCTAGGCGGCGTTCTTCGGCCTCGCGTGCCGCGATGAGGGCGGCGAGATTTGCCTCTGCTTGTGCCTCTGCTCTGCGGAGTTGGTCAAGCCTGTCCTCCCGGGACTCTTGCGTCACGTCAGCCCCCTGTGACGGTGTGGTAGCGCGGGGCGCTTTCACCTTCGCCCCAAAATGTCACGGGATGATCAAGAGTCGGACGCTTTTTGTCTTTACGTGAGCAGGCAAATGCGGATTGTCAAGCGTTCACGCTGACAGGCTTCCGAACGGGGGATTCAACCAGCGTGGCGATCTTCGGATCGTTCGTTGCCATCGAGGACCAGTCGCTCGATCTCTCGGCCGATCGCCTTGTTTCGGCGCACCAGCTCGGCAAGCCGCTCGTCAGGGTCCTCCGGTAGGCCTGCGAGCGGATCCCCAATCTCGCCGGCCTCCGAGTCGCCCTCCGGATTTGAGGGCGGCCGCTTGGCGGCCGATCTCTCGGTCGGCTCGCCGCCGGCCAGGACGGCCTCGACGGACCCGGCAGCCCAGTCGAGCGCGCGCTCTAGGCGCGTGAGGCTGTTGCTCTTGTAGCTGTCCTGGGACGCGCTCTCGATGTATCGCAGCGTCACCGTTGATGGGCCACCCGCCGCGCGCACGTCCTCTTGCGTGAGGCCGAGCTGGGCGCGGCGCTGGCTCACGCACTCAGCGAGGCGTTGCCAGTCTTCGATTGGGTGGGACATGCCGCCCATGATGCACGACAGGTATCGACAGGTCGAGTCAGGTAAGGCCGATGTGGCAACTCGTCACATCGACAGGTAACGACATCTTTTCCTCGCATTTCCCCAGGTAGGAAACTTGTTGTCGATAGGTGTCGCTCTCAAGGCTTGACACCTGTCGATAGCTGTCGCAAGCTATCGACATGCAGATTCCTCCGATGGTCCCCCTCCGGGCCCTCCGCGAGGCGCACGGCCTGTCCACCACCCAGCTCGCCGAGCGCATCGCCGAATACGGCGTTCGGGTCCACCCCTCTTCCCTGACCAACGTCGAGCAGGGCAACAAGCAGGTCAGCCGCTCCTTGCTGAGGGCTTGGGCCCTCGCGCTGAACATCCACCCGGTCGACGTGCGCCGCGATGACGACCTGCGCGTGATGCTCCGCGAGGCGGACGCGGCCGACACCGAGCAGGAGTCCGCGTGATCACCCGGGTCGTCCTCGCGCTCCTGCTGCGGGTCCTGGCGCTCCTGCCGAACCCGCCCCGGGAGCCGCTGAAGAAGTGCGCGTGCGGGACCTCGAACGAGCCGGACCGCACCTCGTGCATCGGCTGTGGGGGCCCGCTGTGACCGCGCCCACGTATGAGCAGGCCGTTGCCGCGGCCGCGCAGATCCTGGCGGATGCCCGCGCCCGTCTGGCGCGGCAGACCCCCGAGCAGGCGGCCGAGGCGGCCTACGTCCCCGGCGGCCTGTCCCGCGAGGAGCTGGCCGCGCGGGTGCGGGAGCTGCGCGCGGCGACCGCCGCCCGGCGACAGGCGGCCTGACGACGAAGGGCTCCCGCGCCGCGCGACCGGCCGGGAGCCCGAGACCCCACCCATCCACCACAGAGAAGAGGAGCAGGGTCTTGACCAGTATCCACCCGGACATGCAGGCGCCGTCCGACACCGCAGCCCGTAGGGAGCTGCTCGCGCTCGTCCACCGCAGGCGGCTGTTGCCGAACCTGGAGATCTCCGGGGACCTCGACGAGCTGTCGCCCTTGTACGGCATCGACAGGGACCGCGCGGTGAACGAGCTGTTCGACGCCGTCCGGCTCGTCGAGAGCATCGAGGCGGGCGTCACTCACTGGTCGGAGGTCGTCCCGGACGCGGTCGGCCTCGACCGCGACGGGCAGGCGCTCAGCGCGGCGCGGACGCGGGTCGAGCTGGCCCTCGACGCGCTGCTGGGCGGCGCGCGGTGACCGCTGCGACCATCACCGCGACGTGGGAGGTTGCCCGGCCGGGTGTCTTCGACGACGTGCCCGCCGACGTCTACCACGCCGACCCGGTTCCTGGCGGATCGCTCTCGTCGAGCGAGGCCCGACGCTTGTTGCCGCCGTCGTGCCCGGCGCTGTTCCGGCACTACAAGGACCACCCCGAGGACCGGACGACGACAGCCGCGCTCGACTTCGGGCAGGCCGCCCACACGCTGGTCCTCGGCGACGGGCCCGAGCTGGTCGAGGTCGACGCCGACTCCTACCGCACCAAGGCCGCGCAGACCCAGCGCGACGCTGCCCGCGTCGCGGGCGCTGTCCCCCTGCTGCCGCGCGAGCTGGAGACGGTCCGCGCGATGGCCAAGGTGCTGCGGGAGCACCCGGTCGCCGCCAAGCTCCTGGAGCGCGGCCGTCCGGAACGCTCGCTGTTCTGGGCCGACGAGACGACCGGGACGCGGTGCCGCGCTCGGCTGGACTGGCAGCGCGACAGTCGCCCCGGCCGCCGCGTGATCGTCCCGGACTACAAGACCGCCGTCAGCGCGGAGCCGCGCGCCTTCGGCCGCTCCGTGCTCCAGCACGGCTACCACGTCCAGGCCGCTTGGTACCTGGCCGCGATCCAGGCTCTCGGTCTCGGCGGCGACGACAGCGCGTTCCTGTTCATCGTCCAGGAGAAGACCGCGCCGTACGTGGTGACGGTCTGCGAGCTGGACGCCGACGCCCTCGCGCTCGGCCAGGCCCTGACCCGCGCCGCGATCGACACCTATCAGCGGTGCGAGGAAGACGGCCGGTGGCCCGGCTACTCCGACGACATCGTCCACATCTCCCTGCCGCCGTGGGCGGCCGACGCCCTGGAGGACGCGTCCCATGAGTGAGCTGTCCGTCCGGTCCGACTCCGCCCCGGCGACTGTCCCCGCGCAGACCTCCCCCGCGATGAGCGCGCTCGCGCAGTGGGCCTACGACGCCCAGCAGGCGCACAACATCGCCACCTCCCTCGCCAAGACCTCGTTCGTGCCCGCGACCCTGCGCGACCGGCCGCACGACATCACCGCCGCGATCCTCACCGGCCAGGAGCTCGGGCTCCAGCCGATGGCGTCGCTCCGGGCGATGGATGTCATCCAGGGCACCCCTGCCCTGCGGGCGCACGCCATGCGCGGCCTGGTCCAGGCCCGCGGGCACCAGGTGCAGCTCGTCGAGTCGTCCGACACCCATTGCGTGATGCGCGGCAAGCGTCGCGGTGAGAACGAGTGGCAGACCGTCACCTGGACGATCGAGCGCGCGCAGCGGCTGAAGCTCACGGGCAAGGGCGAGTGGCAGAAGCAGCCGGCCACGATGCTGATCGCCCGCGCGACGGGCGAGATCTGCCGCCTGATCGCGGCGGACGTCCTGTACGCCGCGCCGTACGTCGCCGAGGAACTGGACGGGGCCGGACGGCCGTCGCCGGTGGTCACGGCCGCGCCGGTCACGGCCGCCGAGATCCTCGCCGAGCCCGAGCCCGAGCCGGACGACGGGTACGACGTCCTCGAGGAGCCGCCGACGGACGCCGACGCCGACGCGGACGCGGCGGCCGAGTACGCCGCCGAGCAGGCGGGCGAGCCGGTCGAGGTCGACGGGTGGCCGCCGGTCCGCAAGCCGGGAAGCGGGGCGTCGGCGTGATGTGGATCGTCTCCCTCAGCGACGGCGTCCGGATCGCCGCCCAGTACGGGCCCATGCGGGACGAGCAAGAGGCGCGCGGGCTCGCACAGTTCCTCGCCGCCCTGGACGCCCCCGACGCCCTGGCGACCGCGGAGTCCGTCGAGGCGAGCTCGGGCGGGGTGCAGCCGCCTCCGCCGGGACTGCTCGCCCGGTACCGCAAGGGTGGTGCCGAGTGAGCTGGCACCTCGGCCGCATGTGCCCGTTCGACCTGGAGACCACCGGCCCCGCCCCCGAGACCGCGCGGATCGCGCAGGTGTACGTGGGCCTGGTCGGCGGCGGCCAGGACCCGCTCGACCTCTGCGACCTGCTCGTCAACCCCGGCATCCCGATGCCGGACGAGACCGCCAAGATCCACGGGCTGACCACCGAGTACCTGACCGAGCACGGCCACCCGGCGGCCGAGGCCATCGGCGCGATCGCCAACGATGTCGCCGAGGCGCTTCTGCGGGGGATCCCGGTCGTGGGGCACAACGTCCGCTACGACCTGACCGTCCTCGACCGCGAGTGCCGCCGGTACGGCCTGCCGACCGTCGACGATTTGACGGGCGGGGCGCTCGGCCCGGTCATCGACACCCAGATCCTGTCCAAGCACGTCGACAAGTACAGGCGGCGCGTCTCGAAGGAGCAGGGCGCACAGGTCCTCAAGACGTGCGCCGCCGCGTTCGACATCCCGTGGGACGACGACGCCGCGCACGGCGCGCGCGCCGACGCCCTCATCGCCGCCCGCGTCGCCTGGCGCATCGGCCAGTACGCCGCGATGCCGCGCGCCGACCGGCCAGCTGCGAAGGGCCGCCGCCTCGAGGCGTTCGACGTCCTCCAGGTCGACCTGCCCACGCTGCACGCGACTCAGAAGCGGCTGGCCGTCGAGCAGGACCGGGACCTCGCCGCCTACTTCCGTGGCGAGGCCGAGCGGTCGCGTGACGCGGACGAGCAGATCGAGTTCCACACCAAGGCCGCGTCGTGCACCGGCCACTGGCCCCTCATCCCCCACACCGACACGCCCACCCCCCTCCTGTGAAGGACAACCCCATGCCGAAGAAGACCAAGCTGCCCGCCCGCGCCGTCGCGGCGGCTGCCCGGCCGACCATCGAGGTCGAGCCGCTCATGACCCCCGCCGAGGTCGCCGCCGCGTTCCGCGTCGACCCCAAGACCGTCACCCGGTGGGCGACGGCCGGGAAGCTCAGCTCGGTCCGCACGGTCGGCGGGCACCGCCGCTACCGCGAGTCCGAGGTCCGCGCCCTGCTCAACGGCACGACGCAGGCGGAGGACGACGCCTGATGACCCGCCGGCAGGACGTCGTCCGCGCCGCGCTCGCCGCGTACGCGGTGCGGGTGCAGCCGCGGGCCGCGCTCTCCCTGATCCGCACCCGGATCACCACCAAGAACACGACCGCCGCCCCGGATTGGGACCGGGGCGGCGGAACGGCCACCGACTGTAAGGAGTCGCCAGCCATGACCAGTATCCCGGTTCACGCCCGGCATCTGCTCACCGGGCAGCACATCGTCCAGCACCCCGACCACCCCGACCGGGCCGTCAACTACACCGTCGTCGGGCTCCCGCGCCTCCAGACGACCGCGCTGATGGAGGTCGACTACTGCACCGCGGACGGAAGCGAGGGGCGGCTCGTCCTCGACCCGATCGCGCCCGTGCAGGTCGAGGAGGACGCCCGCGACGCGCAGCGGCTCGCGGCGCGCGCCGTCCTGGAGCTGACCAGTGGCATCTACCGGCACCTGCCCACCATCTGGGCCTGGAAGATCCGCGAGGGCGGCCTGAAGGCCCAGCTCGACAGCAACGACGCGACCACGATCCCGGACCTGCGGCAGTGGGCGAACGCCCTCGGCGCGCCGATCACCTGGAGCGCCTACGACCACCTGCCCAGCAGCGCCCACGTCGAGGCCACTGGCACCGTGCTCGGCGTCACCGTCGAGATCTGGGGCGCCGTCGCGACCGCTCTGGCCGAGAGTGAGCTGGCGGAGAGCGAGACCACGCGATGAGCAGCCTGATTCGAGAGCTGACCGACCGTGCCGCCGAACTCGACGGTACGGCCATCAACGCCCGTGACGTCGCCGCGTCCTTCAAGGCCAACGCCGCCGCGAAGGACCGTCAGGCCGATACCGCCGAGGCTGAGGCCCGGCAGCTCCGCAACGTGATCGCGTTGCTCACCGGGGAGTTCGCGCCGCTCGCGCCCGGCGACATCACCAGCGGCGATGACCTCGGCCTCGCGATCGGGCTCCTCCGGATCGCGCCGCCGGACGACGCCAGCACGGCCGACCTGCGCCTGTACCTCGGGACCGTCCGCCGCGTGTACGAGCTGGCGATGCACCAGTCCCGCGTCACCGCGGACGAGATCCACCGGCGTGAGGGCCACGCGACGCTCGTCACGGGTGAGCTGCCGCCGCTGGAGATCGCGGCGAACCTCGCCACGCCGCCCGCCGAGGCCGTCCCGCTCTGCGCGCACTGCGACCGGGCGGTCGAGGAGGCCCCGTTCGGCGGCTGGGTCCACAGCGGTACCGAACTCGCGCGCTGCTACCCGACCGCGTCGGCCAGCGCGCTCGCCGAGCCGCCCGGCTCGGAACTGCCCGGGTCTGACCCGCTGGAGCCGCTCCCGCCGAACGCCGTCGACGTCCGTGCCGACACCGCGCAGGTCGTCGCCGCGCAGTACGTCGGGCAGTCGGTCGCGGTGAACTGGGGCCAGCACCGCACAATCGGCGTCCTGCGGCACTACACCACCGGCAGCACGTTCGAGGTGTGGGTCGAGGCCAGCAGCGAACTGGTCAGGATCCCGATGGCCCAGGTGGACACGATCGTGCCCGTCGCGCCGCTCCCCCGCCCCGACGACGCCGCAGCGCCCGAGGCGCCGCCCGCCGAGGACGAGCAGCCGAATACGCCGGAGCCCGAGCCGTTGCCGCGCCGTCACGCCGTCGCCGACGCGCCGCCGGTCGCGATCGACCCGCGCGCCGTCCAGCTCGCGCCGCGCGCCCTCGACGGCCTCAACGCCCTCACCACCCAGACGGACGGCCACAACTTCCCGGAGCCGAAGGAGCGGCAGGCATGACCGACTTCCAGGACGGCGAGATCGTCGACGTCACTCTCAAGGGCGTCCGGATCGCAAGGCCGACGCAGATCGACGCGATCGTGATCCGCGACGAGCACGGCGACAAGTACGCGTTGCCGCCGCAGGCCGCGATCACGCGTGTTGCCCCGGCCGGATGGCCGCCGCTCCGCGGGGACCTGTGGCGCGACCGGGACGGCGCGCTGTGGCTCGCCGACGAGGAGGAGGGCGACGCCTTCCCGCGCCTCTACAGCGCGATCGGGGTGTACGCCCCCGGTGAGGCGCTCCGCCAGTTCAGCCCGTGGACGCTCGTCCGGAGCGAGCAGGCCACCGAGGGGCCGCAGTCGTGACCGACGAGCCCACCCCGGACACCGCCCCCGCCACCACGGCGGGGCGCGGCGCCTCCGCCCGCCACGCCCTGGACGGCGGCGCCAAGTGATGGCCCGCAGGAAGACGCCCACCCCGTGGGGCCTGCCCCACAAGGACGAAGAACGCGAGCGCTCCATCACCGCCCCGCTCCCCGACAGCGCAGACGAACGCTGGCACGCCGCCCACCTGATCCGCCGCCGCTACCGCCGCCCGGAGTCCTGGCTTGAGTGCCTCGACCTGGGCGACGTCCCCGCCAAGCCGGACGGCTGGTGCAACTGCCCGGAGGTGCTCGGTGCTCGCTGACCTGATCGCCGCCGTCCCCTGGGGGATCTGGGCTGTCCTCCTCATGGCCTGCCCCATCAGCCTCACGCTCGCCCTCGCCCGCGCCGCCGGACGGCCCCGGCCCCGCGCTGGCGCGGCGCCTGTCGTCAGCCTCGACGACGCCCGGCGCAGGAGGCGGCCGTGACCTCCATCGACATCATCGTGTTCGGCCGCCCCGCCCCGAAGGGCTCCAAACGGCACGTCGGCCGCGGCGTCATGGTCGAGTCGTCCAAGAAGGTCCAGCCGTGGCGCGAGGCCGTGAAGTTCTCCGCCCGCGACGTCATCGACATCACGGGCTGGGAACGCCTCGACGGGCCCGTCACGATCCACGTCGACTTCTACTTCGACCCGCCCAAGTCCGCCCCGAAGCGCCGCCGGACCTGGCCCATCACCCGCAGCAGCGGCGACCTCGACAAGCTCCTCCGCTCCACCCTCGACGCCCTCACCGACGCCGGAGTGATGCGCGACGACTCCCAGGTCGTCCACATCGACGCCCGCAAGGTCCACACCTCCCCCGACACGCTCCTGACCGTCCCCGGCGCCCTCATCACCGTCCAGGCGGTGACCCCGTGATCTGGCCCGTCTACCTCGAGCAGGACGGCCTCTGGTGGACCGCCCGCTGCCGCGGAACCACCCCCGTCTGCCGCAAGCCCCACACGCTCGCGCGCACCAAGTCCCGGCAGCCCGCCCAGCGGGCCGCCGACGAACACCTCAAGCACCTCAACCAGATCAGCGCCTTCATGGAAGGAATCGCGTGACCATCCCCATCGACCCCGAGACCGGCGAGATCCAGGTCCGCCCGTTCGCCGACGTGCTGCGAGACCTCGGCCGCGCCGTCGTCATCGACGAGGCCGCCGTCCAGCTCCAGCAGCTCGCCACCACCGTCAAGGAGACCGGCAAGAAGGGCCGCATGGTCCTGACCGTCGAGATCCAGCCCATGAAGGGCAACGAGTCCGCGCTCATGGTCCACGCCAAGACGGACCTGAAGCTGCCCTCGTCCGAGCCGATCGGCGGCGTGTTCTTCCCCGACCAGCACGGCAACCTCCTCCGCGACGACCCCCGCCAGATCGCGATCCCGCTCCGCGAAATCACCCGCCCCCACACCGAGAAGGACCTGAAGCAGGCATGAACGCCCTGGAGCAGACCCGCACCGAGAACGACGCCCTCGTCGAGACCGCGATCCTGGCCGCCGAGCCGATCCGGATGGAGGGCGGCGAGATCTACGGCTACCGGCTGAACGGCCGCGTCGAGGTCGTCGACCTCACCGCCGACCGGTACCTCGACGAGCCCAAGTACAAGCGCGGCACCGTCACCGCCGCCGACGTCGCGTCCTTCGCGCTGTACTACGCCAAGCACGCCGACGCGTCCTCGGAGGTCTACGCCGACCTCGACCGCGGCACCGTTACCGCCGTCCTGGACGCGCACCTCGCCGACGTCCCGCGCTGGGAACAGCACATGCTCGTCCTGGCGCTCACGCCCACCGAGGCGTGGAAGCGCTGGACCACGATGGACCGGCGCTACCTCGGCCAGGTCGACTTCGCCGAGTTCCTCGAGGACAACCTGTCGGACCTCGCATCCGAGCCGGTCCCGGCCGCCGAGATGCTCGAGATCGCCCGCACCTTCCAGGCCCGGACCCGGGTCAACTTCTCGTCCGGCGTCAACGCCGTATCCGGAGACATCAACCTGCGCTACGAGGAGACCACCGATACCTCCGGCGGGACCAAGGGACAGCTGACCGTCCCGCGCGCCTTCGCCGTCGGCCTGGCGCCCTTCGACGACTGCGCGCCCTACCGGCTCGAGGCCCGTCTCCGGCACCGGATCAAGGACGGACGGCTGACCCTGGCCTACCTCCTCGACCGGCCCGAGGACGTCGTCCGCGACGCCGTGAAGACCGTCATGACCAAGGTCGAGGAGACGACCGGAATCAAGGTCATGCGCGGCCGTCCGGCGGCCCTCTGACCGTGGCTCTGTGCGCCTGGTGCTACGGCCCCGCCCACGTGCTCCTGCGCGCGGGCGGGGCCCAGCCCCGGGCCGCGACGGCCTGCCACATCGACCTCGGCAGGGCCCGCACATGGGCCGCCAAGGCCGGGCCCGTCACCGAGACGCACCTGACCACCCCGCCCGACACCGCGCCGCCGCCCGGCGCCCTCTTCTGACCGGAGGTGCCCATGGACGAGCCCGACCCCGACGTCCTGGAGCACGAGCGCGTCGGCCGCACGCGCCAGGTCACGCTGCCCGATCTACTCACCGAGCTCATCGACACCCTCCGCCGGGCCTACCTCACCCCGCCCGATCAGCACCAGCAGGGAGCCCCACGCGCATGACCTGGTTCAAGGTCGACGACACCCTCGCCTTCCATCGCAAGGTCGTCGCCGCCGGAAACGCCGCCATGGGCCTGTGGGTCCGCGCCGGGTCCTGGTCCGCCCAGCAGCTCACCGACGGGTTCGTCCCGAAGCACATGGTCGCCTCGCTGGGTACCCGCGGTCAGGCCGAGAAGCTCGTGGCGGTCGGCCTGTGGGAGCACGCCGAGGGCGGCTACGTGTTCCACGGGTGGAACGAGCGCCAGCCGACCCGGCAGCAGGTCGAGCAGGAACGCGAGGCGGCCCGGGAGCGGATGCGCCGGCGCCGGACCGGTTCGGACGATGTTCGGGCGAACACCGACCGAACCAACGAGGGAACGCCCCCTGTGGAAAACCTGGGGAAAACCCCGGACGCCGTCAGAACTGCGACGGAAATCGAAAAAGATCTTGCTGTCAGTAAAACGCAGTCCGAACCCGGTCAACCCTCCGCGCTGACGGAGAACCCGCAGGCCACAGGCGAACGTTCGGCCGAACACGCACCCGAACAATCACCGAACTTCGCCCGCAGTTCGGCAACCCCGTCCCGTCCCGTCCCGTCCCGAAGGGACGTAGGTACTACTAGTCCGTCGTCTACAGGTAGTAGAGACGCGCGCGAAAGCGACGACGACCAGAAGCCGACGGACGACGATCGCGCCTTCCTCGCGACCATCGTCGACACCCTCCACGCCGAGACCGGCGAACTCGTCACCGACGCCTGGGCCGCCCGTGTCCGCGACCAGATCCTCACCGGCCGCGACGTCCGCCGCCCGCTCCCGTACCTGATCAAGACCATCCAGGAACGGCCTCGCGACTTCCTGCCCACGTCCAGCGACGGCTCGGCCAGCACGCGCCCCGACCCCCAGCTCGACCGCGTCCGCGCCCCCGACCAGGACGACATCACCGCCCGCGGCATCACCGCCGCCCGCGACGCCCTCCACCGCAAGCCACCCACCACCGAGCCCGCAGAGGAGGCCCGGCCGTGACCTACCACGACGACGACAACCCCAGCTTCTGCTGCCCCTGGACGAACTGCCGATGCACCCACCAGGGATGCACCGCCGGATGGATCGACCGCACCCGCCCCGACGGCAGCACCTACGCCGCCCCCTGCCCGACCTGCCGCCCCGAAGTCGCCCGCCACCTCGCCGACCGCTCCAAGTCCCTGCCCAAGCTCCGCCGCGAACTGCCCACCCTCGCCCGCCCCTCCCGCGCCCTCGCCCGCCACGCCCACCCCGGAGACGACCAGTGATCACCCGCATCCGCCAGGCCGCCGCCCGGCTCCTCACCCCGCGGCCCGACCCGTGCGCCCGCAACACCGCCGCCCCGGTCGAGCAATACCGAACCCAGACGCCATCCGCACACCTCACTGACGACCAGGCCATGCGCGAACTCGCCGCGCTGACGTCCGCCGGCCTCTCCCCGTGGGACGCCGCCGAGCAGGTTTTCGGAGGTGACCGGTGAAGATCCGCATCATGGGTCTGCCCGACGAGATCGAGGCCGCCATCGAGGCGCTCCGCAGCGTCCTGGACGTGATCGAGGAGTCCAAGCCGTACGCCAACTGCGGGAACTCCCGCGCCGTCCGTGTCTACCTGGAGGCCCGCCCGGGCGCCGCGCCCAGTGCTCCCGACCAGGGCTCGGCGGAGCTGCTCGCCCGCGCTGAAGCGGCCGAGGATCGTCTCCGCCAGACCGCGAGCGCGGTCCGCGGGCTGGCAGACCGGGCCGACGCCGCCGAGGCCACGGCCGACCGGTGGCGCAAGCGCGCCGAGGAGGCCGAGGCTGCGATCGCCGGGGTCCGCCGCCTGTGCGACCTGACCATCTCCGCGTCCTGCCGCGTCCAGGCCATCGAGCAGGCCCGCGACACCCTCACCGTCCTCGACCGGACCATGCCGGAGGGCTGATGACCACGCCGAAACAGCACCGCGCGCAGCTCTGGCACTCGTCCGGCCAGTGCCGGACCCAATGCCGCACCTGCGACTGGGCCGGCGCTTGGCAGCCCTCCGAGGCCGCCGCGCGGGAGGAGCACCGGCAGCACCGCCGCGCCCTGGGCGAGAACGTCCCGCCGCGCGCGCCGTCACAGGCCGAGCGCCTGCGCGCCGCCGAGGCCGCTGTCGAGCGCGTCCGCCGCCTCCACACGCCCGCCGCGTCGCACCCCGTCATGGCGTTCATCACCGACCAGGACGAGCACTGCCCGACCTGCACTCGCGACGCCCTCGCCCCGGTCGCATCGCCCTGCCCGACGCTCCGCGCCCTCGACGGCGCCCTCCCCAACAGCGACTACCCGACCGTTCAGGAGGCCCGTTGATCCACACCTCGCCCGCCGACATCCGCGCCATCCGCGACCTCGAGGAGACCGCGCGGCTCGTCGTCGGCCTGGCGCTCCTGCGGGACCCGGACGCATACCGGCCGTGGCGCGAGCCCAGCATCACCGCCGAGCAGCGCGCGGAGCTGGACGCCGCCGCCCGCGCCGAGCGCGCCGAACGCGTCGCGTACGCGCCCGGCGAGCACCAGGACGCCGCGCGGCCGGACGTCCTGGACCTGCTCGCCTCCGTCCTCGACCGCGCCGTCGTCCTGGCCGACCACATCTCGCGCGCCTCCTGGCTCCCCGTGCTCCCCGCCGCGCCCCGTGACGGCGACCCACGGCCGTACATGCTCCGCGCGGCCCGATACCTGCCCCAGGCCGTGATCGGCTGGACGAACGGCTCTGAGATCGCTCACTGGGCCGCAGACGAAGCCCGCGCGCTCCGGAGCGACGTCGAGGCCGCGCTCGCGCTCATGTCCGACGGGCAGCGCCTCAAAGCCCTCTGCCCGTGGTGCGGCGGGACGACCGAGATCACGCCCACCGGCGGCGAGTACACCTGGCGCGTCCGGACGCTCCCCGGCGACCTCACGGCAATCGTGTGCGAGGGCGGCTACTGCGAACCGCCCAGCCGGGACGTCGGGACGTGGTGGCGGGGCCGGCCTGCGTGGCCGCTGCACGAATGGGACTGGTTGGCGCGACAACTCAACGCGGCGGACGCCCGCACGGAAGGATCGGCAGCATGAGCATGACCGACATCGTGGACTTCCTCCGCTCCAGGCTGGACGAAGATGAGCTGTTCGCGGCCCGCGGCCCCGGCGGTCAGCCGATCCAGCCCGCGGACCTGGTGTGGACGTACGAGCCGGACACCGCGGACGCGCGGGACGGCGGATCCGTCGTGGCACGCGGGCACCGCATCCTGATCGACTCACCAATGGTGATCGCCGCGCACGTCGCGCGCTGGGACCCGGCGCGCGCACTGGCCGAGGTCGAGGCCAAGCGCCGGCTCATGGCTGAGCACCGCGACGACGGGGACGGCCACTGCCAGGGATGCGGCATGAACGCTTACGAGGAGATGTGCCGCAACATCGACAACTGCCCCGTCCTGGCCGCCCTCGCCAGCGTGTACGCCCACCACCCCGAGTACGACGAGACGTGGCGCCCCGCTTGACCTGCGGGTTGTGGATAACCCATACTCGTGCGCGGAGACGTACGCCCAAAGCCCGGCCACAGCGCCGGGCTTTCGCGTTACCAGGCCCGTGGCCGGAACTGCCCCTGGGCCGCCTCGATCGCGTCCCGCATCGCCCGCATCTCGTCCTGACTCCGCTTCCGGAACGGCACCGCGTACGCGTCCTTCCGCGCATCGGTGTTCCGATGCCCCGACCGCTCCCGAACCGCCGGCACCCCACCCATCAGGATCCGCAGCGCGCCGTTCGTCAGCGCGGTCGCCGGCCTCAGCTCGACGCCGGTGATCTGCGAGACGTGCACTCGGACCGTCGCGCCGCGCGCCCCGATGCGCTCCCCGCCCGCGATCTCGACCATGCCGTCCTGGGACAGGCTGATCCAGTGCGCTCCGGTGCCTCGCGCGTGCAGCGGGCCCGCGGCGGGCTGCGGTTGGGGAGCGTGCTGGGCCGGTAGGTCGTAGCGGCCGTACGGGTCCGATTCGGGCTGGTAGGGCTGCATGGTGTCCTCCGTGTCCAGTGGTGTTGTCACGATCGTCAAGGACGTCCAACGAGTTCGCCTGGTTGGCGGGAGGTATCGGTATGGCCACATCCGGCGGACGCGGCGACAACCTGTGCGGCGCGAAGACCCGCAAGGGCGGGACGTGCGGGCACCCCGCCGGGTACGGCACCGACCACGCAGGGATCGGGAAGTGCAAGTACCACGCCGGGTCGACGCCGAACGGCCGGAAGGCCGCGAAGAAGGAGTTCGCGCGGCGCCAGGTCGAGACGTTCGGGCTGCCCCGGGACATCGCCCCAGATGAGGCGCTCCTCGAGGAGGTCCAGCGGACCGCCGGCCACATCGCGTGGCTCGGCGCGCTGATCCAGTCGTCTGACCCGTCCGAGCTGGCCCAGTACACCAAGGACGGCGACAAGCCGTCGGTGTGGATGGAGCTGTATCAGTCCGAACGCGTCCACCTCGCGCGCGTCGCGAAGGCCGCCCTCGATGCTGGTGTCGCGGAGCGGCAGGTGCGTCTGGCCGAGCAGCAGGGCGAGCTTCTCGCGGGTGCGATCAACCGGATCCTCGACGGGCTCAACCTCAGCAGCGAGCAGTGGGCGCGCGTTGCCGACGTCGTCCCTCGCGAACTCCGCGCCGTATCCGCCTAACCCCTCAACTGGAAGGCTCTCCATGCAGCGCATCGTGCCCGCCGTGGCCCTCGCCGCGGCCGTCATCACGGCGGCCGCCGGATGCTCCAGCACGTCGTCCGCCGACGCCAGCCGCCACCGGCCGACGCACTCGCCCACCGTGAGCCCGACGACGTCCCCGACGCACCGGCCGTCCGGGTCGTGCCACGCGTCCAGCCTCGACCCGGCCAGCACGCGCCCGGACCCGGCGTGCACGCCCGGCGCGCTCAACCCGAACGTCACCCAGGCGAACATCCACCAGACGGTGTGCGTCGCCGGGTACACCAAGACGATCCGGCCGCCGGTCGCGTACACGAACGCGCTGAAGCGGCAGCAGATCATCGAGTACGGCTACGCGAACACCTCCCCGTCGGCGTACGAGGAGGACCACTTCATCCCCCTCAGCCTCGGCGGGAACCCGACCGACCCCCACAACCTGTGGCCCGAGCCCGGGAACCCGAACCCGAAGGACCAGGTCGAGTTCAAGCTCTACAAGGCGCTGTGCGCCGGTCAGGTTCAGCTCGCCCCGGCGCAGCAGGCGATCGCCGCGGACTGGACGACCGCCGTCGCCAAGCTCGGGCTGAAGTAGGACGACGTCCCGGTGGCCGCCGTCCTGTCGCCGTTCGAGGCGGCGGCCCAGCTCTTCGAGCGCCGCGCGCAGGCCACCCGGTTCCGAGACGACCCCGTCGCATGGGTCCGCGAGCGGCTCGGCCAGACGGTGTGGTCCAAGCAGGCCGAGATCCTCGAAGCGCTCCGTGACCGCCGGAAGGTCGCCGTCCGCTCCTGCCACGGCATCGGCAAGAGCCACGTCGCCGCGCTGGTCGCGTGCTGGTGGCTCGACACGCATCCCGTGGGCAGCGCGTTCGTCGTCACCACGGCCCCGACCTTCCCGCAGGTCCGCGCGATCCTGTGGCGGTACATCCGCCGCGTCCACAAGGCCGCAGGTCTCTCTGGCCGGGTCAACCAGACCGAGTGGTGGTTGGGCGAGGAACTCGTCGCGTTCGGGCGGAAGCCCAGCGATCACGATGAGTCAGCGTTCCAGGGCATCCACGCCGAGCACGTCCTGGTCGTCCTGGATGAGGCGTGCGGGATCCCCGAGCAGCTGTGGATCGCCGCCGACGCGCTCGTCACCAACACCGGCTGCGCGCTCCTGGCGATCGGGAACCCCGACAACCCGGCCAGCCACTTCCGCCGGGTCTGCGAGAGCGACACCTGGCACACCATCGGCGTCTCCGCCTTCGACAGCCCCAACATGACCGGCGAACAGGTCCCGCCCGAGGTCGCCAAGTCGCTGATCTCCCGCGAGTGGGTCGAAGAGAAGGCGCGCGAGTGGGGCGTCGAAAACCCCATCTACATCTCCAAGGTCCTCGGCGAGTTCTCCCCGGACTCGCCGTCCCAGGTGATCCGCACCAGCGACATCGCGTCCTGCCGGATCGCCCTCGACGTCCCCCGGACGCCGGACGAGCTGCTGCCCGTCGAGCTGGGCGTCGACGTCGGCGGAGGCGGGGACGAGACCGTCATCCGTGAACGCCGTGGCCCGGTGGCCGGCCGGGAGTGGCGGGCGCACACGGACCGGCCGGAGGAGATCGCGCCGATGGTGCTGGCCGCGATCCGGGAGTCCGGCGCGACCCGCGTCAAGGTCGACAGCAACGGCGTCGGGTTCGGTGTCGTCGGCGAGCTGCGGAACCTCGCGAGCCAGGGTCTTCACTCGGCGCAGATCGTCGCTGTGAACGTCGGTGAGGCCGCGTCGCAACCGGCCGTCTACCTGAACCTCCGCGCCGAGATCTGGTGGGAAGTCGGGCGCCTAGCGAGCGAGCGGCGCGAGTGGGACCTGTCGACCATGGACAACGCCGACCGGACGATCTCGCAGCTCCTCGAACCGCGCTGGGAGCTGGACCCCAAGGGCAAGATCAAGATCGAGGCGAAGGACGCCATCCGCGAACGCCTCGGGCGCTCCCCGGACAACGCCGACGCGCTCCTGCTCGCCTTCTACGGCGGCCGGGACGCCACGACCGACTTCTTCGAGCATCTGCGCGCACAGAGGGGACGATGACCATGCCCCGTCTGCCCTGGCGACGCGACGCCGACACGACCAAGGCCGCGCCACCCGCTGGCGCGACCATGGTCCCGCTGGCCGACGTCCTGTCGGCGCTCAGCAACCAGCGCGCCGGGCAGGCCGTCCCGCTCCCGAAGCCCGAGGAGTGGTGGACGACCCCGTTCAACCCCGGCCGGCCCTTCGACCCGTCGCCGATCAACCCCGTCCGCGAGGACACGGGCCGCGCCGAGCCGCGGACCTGGCAGGCCCCGGTCGGATGGAACCTCCAGACCGCCCCGCACAAGCTGATCCCCTGGCGCGTGCTGCGGCAGGCCGCCGACACCGGCATCGTCCGGCAGTGCATCGAGGCCCGGCAGCGCGCCCTCACCGGCCTCGAGTGGGACGTTGCGATCTCCCAGGACGCCATCAACGACCTGAAGACAGCGGGCGCGTCCACGGCCGAGGCCACGAGCAAGCTCCGCGACCAGCTCGCCCCCGAGATCGACCGGCTCAGCGAGTTCTGGCGGAAGCCGGACCCGCAGCAGGGCCTGAACTTCACGAGCTGGATGTGGCAGCTCATGGAGGAGCAGCTCGTCCTCGACGCCGTCGCGATCTACCCGCGCACCACCTACGGCGGCGACCTCATCGGACTCCGAGTCATCGACGGCTCCACCATCAAGCCCTTGCTCGACGACCACGGGGCGCGCCCGGAGCCGCCCGCGCCCGCGTTCCAGCAGATCCTGTGGGACTTCCCCCGCGGCGAATTCACGGCCGAGGCCGCCCAGGACGGCGAGACCGCGCCGGGCCTGATGGCCGACCATCTGATCTACGCGCGCCGCACGATCCGCGTCTGGACGCCGTACGGCTACAGCCCGGTTGAGCGGGCCCTGACCGACGTCGACCTGTACCTGAAGCGTCTCGCGTGGATGCGCGCCGAGTACGACGACGGTGTTGCGCCGGAGCTGGTGCTGAAAGTCCTGGCGACGGGCGAGCAGTGGACGCCGCGGCAGTTGCTGGAGTACGAGCGGGAGTTCAACGACCATCTGTCCGGCCAGACCAGCGAGCGGAAGCGGGCGCGGCTGTTGCCGCCGGGGATGGAGCCTGCGCAGCTCGGGAACGTCGCCGAGCGGTACCGGCCCGAGTACGACCTGCACCTGATCAAGCTGGTGGCCAGCCACTTCGGCGTGCCCATCTCGGAGCTGGGGTTCAGCGAGTCGCAGGGCCTCGGGTCGTCCGGATGGTCGGAGGGGCAGGAGGCCGTCGCGTACCGGGCTGGGACGCTCCCGGACGCCCGCTGGTGGGGACGGCTCCTCACCGAGATCCAGCGCACCCACCTCGGCGCCCCGCCGGAGCTGGAGTTCAAGTTCCTCGGCCTGGACGAAGAGGACGAGCAGGCGGCCGACCAGCTCGCCGAGGCGCGGGTGAAGACCGGCCGCATGACGATCAACGAGGACCGCGACCGCTTGGGGCTGCCGAGGTACGACATCCCCGAGGCCGACGTCCCGATGATGGTGCTGTCCCGCGAGGTCATCCCGCTCGAAGGGTCGATCGAGGCGGCCGAGGTCGCGCGGCAGCCGCCGCCCCCGCCGCCCGCGCCGTTCGGCGCGGCGCCGCACGGGCAGCCGGACGGCCAGGAGCCGCCGGAGAACGCCGGCCAGGACGAGCAGCAGGCGAAGGACGAGATCGCGAAGTTCCGCCGTTGGGCCCGCAAGCGGACCGGCAACGCCCGGCCGTTCGAGTTCCAGGCCGGCCGCGACGTCCTCCTCGCGCTCGCGCCGGACCTCGCCGACGACCCGCGTGCACTCCTGCCGAAGGCGGCTGATGCTGACCCAAAAGCCCGGCCGCCTGGACGGGCTGGGAGCACGACGAGCAACTCGTCGCGCACTACGCCCCGCTGATCGCCACGGCGCTGGCAGGGGCCATCGACACCGTCCGGGTCGCTGAGGCATGGGCAGCGGCCCGGACGGTCAGCAAGACCGCCGACCCCGGCGGCGAAGCGGACGCGCTCGCGTGGCTCGCGTCCCTCGGCCTGTCCCGGCGGCTCGAGCACGCGCTCCGCGAGGTACTCGGCGACGCGTGGCTCGAGGCGTGGCTCGTCGGGCAGGCCTCCGCGCGCGCCGCCCTCGGCTACACGGTCGACTGGGAGCACTGGCACCCGGGCAACCCCGCCGCGGCGCGGCGGCTGATCGGCGGCGCGCAGGCGCTCCAGGACCTCCTCGACCACTACGGCATCGCGACGATCCGCAGCATCGCATCGACGCGGATGGGGGACCTCGCCGTGTCGCTCGCCGCCGCCCTCCGCGACGGGACGTCGGTGGACGAGCTGGCGCGGGAGCTACGGGACGTCCTGGACGACGAGTCCCGCGCGGAGATGATCGCGCGGACCGAGGTCGCCCGCGCACAGTCGCAGGCGTCGCTGGACACCTACGGCCGTGCGGATGTCCGGCGGGTCGAGTGGCTCACCTCGCCCGGCAACGTCTGCATGCAGTGCGAGGCCAACGCCGACCAGGGCCCGATCTCGACCCGGCAGGTGTTCACCGGCGGCGTCGACTCGCCACCCCAACATCCGAACTGTCGGTGCGCGCTCATGCCTGTCCTCGACGTCAGCTTCGAGTAGGAGGCGGCCGTGGCCCAGTTGCTCGCCTGGTGGACGGCGATCTGGCCGAACCTTGCCGCGTCCGTCATCTGGGCAACGCCCGCCTTCATCGCCCACCACGTCCTGATCCGCCGTCACGTCGACCGGCGCCACCACGAACTGACCGAGCACGTCGCCAACACGAGGCGGGAGAAGGCATGACGATCACGCACGCGTTCGCGGCGGACATCACCAAGGCCGAGAGGGACGAGCACGGCGACCTCATCGTCTACGGCAAGGCGACCGGTCCCGACGTCGACCTCGACGAACAGGTCTGCGACGCCGGATGGCTCAAGTCCGCGATGCCCGCCTGGATGGAGTGGGGCAACCTGCGGGAGATGCACCAGCCGGTCGCGGCCGGGGTCGGCCTGGAGCTGGAGCAGCAGGGCGACGACTACTTCGTGAAGTCGAAGGTCGTCGACGACAGCACCGCGCGGAAGATCGAGGCGGGCGCGCTCAAGGGGTACAGCGTCGGGATCAAGAACGCCCGCGTCGTGAAGGACTCGACGGCACCCGGCGGTCGGATCGTCGGCGGCGAGATCGTCGAGGTGTCCTACGTGGACCGGCCGTGCAACCCGACCGCCGTTCTCGCACTGGCGAAGGCCGCCGGCGCGGACGACGCGCTCGCGCCGGTCGAGGCCGCGCCGGACGGCTCCTGGCGCGAGCAGGCCGTCGCGCTGGTCAAGGCGGTCGCCGCGGACGGCTCGATCGACGAGCAGCCCGACATCGCGGGCGGCCAGGAGGCCATCGCGCTCATCGCGCGCCTCATCAAGAGTGAGGCCGACGAACTCGCTGCCGGTGAGCTGGACGAGACGTGCGACATCGAGCTGTTGCTGCGCGCGGTTGAGTGCCTGAAGTGCTTCGTGGCGCACGAGCAGGGCGCCGACGACGACGAGCCCGCGGACGTGACGTACGTCGGCCTCGATGCCGAGCCGGACACCACGAAGGCGGCCGACGACGAGCCGCGCATCGAGGACGTCACCAAGACCACCGAGGCGGACGACGTGCCGGTCTCGAAGGACGAGATCCAGAGTCTCGTTAAGGCCGCCGTCGCAGAGGCTGGCAAGGCTGCCCAGGAGCGCATCGACGCGCTCGCGGCCGAGCTGGCGAAGGTGAAGGCGACCCCTCTCCCTGGCGGGCCGGTCGTCACGACCGTCCGCCACACCCCGCAGGCCCCGAGCGGGACCGACCAGGCCGCGTACTTCGAGCACATGGCCTCGCAGGTCCATGACCCGGTCGCCGCCGCGGGCTACCGCGCGAAGGCCGCCGACGTGCGGCGCGCGGCGTCCATCAACCACTGAGCAAGGAGAACCCCGATCATGGGATATGCAGCTCCGCAGCCCAGCGAGATGTTCTCGGACGCCACCAGCGCGCCCGAGGTCGCTGAGCGGTTCGAGAACTACAAGGGCGCCCTCTCGGGCAGCCACCAGAAGGCCGCGTCCAGCGGCGGAACGTTCGTCCCCGGCCAGGGCATCGTCCAGACCGGCCAGGGCGAGCAGATCGCCGCGCGGGTGGAGGCGATCACCAAGGGCCTCGCGCCCGACGCTCTCGCGTCCGTGCAGGGCGAGTTGGACGCGCTGAAGGGCGTCACGGCCGACCTCGGCAAGGACTGGTCGCTGACCTTCCCCAACTCGTCCGGCCTGGTGCCGTACGACCTGGAGGCCCCGGCGAAGCTGCTGGTCCCCCGGATGACGCCGCTGCGGAACAGCATCCCGCGCGGCAAGGGCGTCGGCACCGCCCGGCAGTTCCGCCGGATCCTCGGCTGGACGAACTCCAGCACCGGCGGCGTCTCGGACGCGATGGCGTTCATGAACTCCGAGACGATCACCAACACGTTCGGCGGCGTGAGCGGCCTGCGCCGAGGCAACAAGATCACCTATGCCTCGGACTCCAAGTCCGTCACCTACGTCGAGCAGGGCCTGTCCGACTCCGTGACTTGGCGCGCCCAGTTCGCTGGCCAGGGCTACCAGGACATCCGCAGCCTCTCCCAGACCGCGCTCCTGTGGGCCACCATGGGTGCCGAGGAGCGCGCGCTCCTGTTCGGGCGCGGCGCGGCCGGCAACGGCTACGCGGGCGCCGTCAGCGCCCCGACGATCTCCGTTGCGTCGCAGGGCACGGGCGGTGCGGTCGCTGCGGGCACCTACTACATCAAGGTCACAGCGCGCGCGGGCGGCGGCGAGTCCGTCGCGTCCACCGAGGTCAGCACCGGCGCCCTCACCGGCTCCACGAACCAGTTCACGATCACGGTCACCTCGGAGCCGACCGGCGCGCTCGGCTACAACATCTACATCGGCACGTCGTCCGGAGCTGAGACCTTCGTCGCGAGCTTCGCGGGCAACACGGTCACCGTCACCACGACCCCGGTCGGTGGCGGCGCGGCCGTCCCCGGCGCGGACTCGACGGCGAACACCAACGGCTACGACGGGTTCCTGACCGTCCAGGCCGACCCGGCGCAGTCCGGGTACGTGAAGCGCGTCAACGCGAAGATCTACAACTCGGCGACCCCGTCGTCCAGCCTCGGGGACACCCCGTTCCAGGACGCTTTCGTCTCGCTCTACGGCGCGGGCGTGAACCCCGGCGGCGGCTCCGGCCAGGACAAGCGGCTCGCGGACCCGGACGAGATCTGGTGCGACGGGAACATCCGCCGCGCGCTCGGCGACTTCGTCAAGAGCAGCTCGGGCGGCGCGGCCGGGTACCGGATCGCACTCACCGAGGGCGACGCGACCGGCGGCGTCACGGTCGGGTCCGTCGTGTCCGGCATCCAGAACCAGACCACGGGCCGCTACGTGGACCTGAACGTCCACCCGTACATGCCGGTCGGCTGCGCGCTGATCCGTTCCCGGACGCTGCCGGTCCCGGACTCCGAGGTGTCCAACACCTCCGAGGTGATCAACGTGCAGGACTACATGAGCATCGAGTGGCCGGTCGTGCAGTTCACCTACGACCAGTCCACCTACCTGAACGGGACATTCGTGCACTACGCCCCGGCCTGGTCCGGGATGCTCATCGGCTGCCTGTAGCCACCCGAGACCGAGGCCCCCGGCAGACCCCTATCCCCTTGCCCGGGGGCCTCACCCATGCCGAGAGGAACGACGTGGACGGCAAGGAACTCGCGCATCGCTTCGCCTACCACCCGCCGACCACGCCCAAGAAGGTCGGCGACCACCAGGGCGTCCGCGTGGCGTGCAGCGAGCTGGCCGCGCGGCTGGACGAGCTCCTGCCGGACGGCCGAGAGAAGGCGTTGGCCATGACCCAGATCGAGCAGGCGATGTTCTGGGCGAACGCGGCCATCGCGAGGAACCCATGAAGGTCGCCGCGCCGGATGCTGGCTGTCGCCAGGTCGACGGGCTCACCGGCCGCCGCTACACCGCGCGCAACGGCGTGTTCGAGATGTCGCAGCGGGACGGCCGCGCGCTGGTGGCCGAGGGCGGGTTTCTCCCTTCGCTGTCCGGCTCGACGTCGGTCACGACCGGCTACCGCTGCGAGGTCTGCCAGTTCGGATCGTTCTTCCGCCGCTGCTCGCGCTGCGGCGGCGACTGCGAAAGAGAGGCGTGATGGCGCGCCGCAAGAAGGACCACATCGACATCACCGAGGCGTGCCCCGAGCACTTCCCCGGTGGCGTCCCGGAAGGGACGACCTCCGTGGGCTGCGAGCACGGCACGTTCTACATCGACAGCGCCCCGGCCGGGGAGAAGCCGCCCGCCAAGACCGGCGAGAGTGGCAGCGAGTCGTCCGAGGGTGACGGCCGGGGCGACGGGGACGAGTAGCCGAATGTCGACGCCCACGCCGCCGGACGTCCTGCTCACTGCCCCGTATGTGGCGGTCGCCGCGTTCAGGGCCGCACCGACGTGGCTCGACTCCGACGACCTGATCCCCGGCGGGACGGCCACCAAGCAGGACGCGGAGCTGTACAACGTGCTCCTGCGCGCGTCGGCGTGGGCGGACAACCAGTGCAACCAGAGCCTCGGCGCCGCGCCCCACACCCAGCAGCGGAACGTGAGGCCGAACCGGCGCGGCGACATCGTGATCCACGCGTCGTCCGTCCCGGTCCGGCAGGTCACGGCTGTTTCGCTCGGCGCGGGCCCGGCGTCGCTGTCGCCCCTGTCGGACCTGTCCGGGGTGTGGGTCGAGGACGGCCGATCCATCCACATCACCAACCCCGCCCGGACCAACTGGGCGGGCTGGTTGGAGTTCGGGACGGCCGCGCCCGGCCGGGACATGCTCGCCTCGATCACCTATACCGCCGGATACGCCTCGGCGACGCTCACCGCGGCGGCCAGCTCGGGCGCGACCGCGGTCACGGTCTCGACGCCGTCCGGGATCTTCCCTGGTGATGTCCTGCGGATCTGGGACCCGGGCCTCGAGGAGGCCGTCATCGTTGCACCCGGCTACACGCCGGGTTCGAGCACGGTCCCGCTCGCTACGCCTCTCGGCCAGACGCACGCCGCCGGCGCCGGGGTGTCCGGCCTGCCTGCGGACGTCCACCAGGCCGTCATCTGCTACACCGTCGCGCTCCTCATGCGCGAGGACGTCTCCAGCCAGGCCCCGTTCGCCGAGGCCCCCTTCGGGCCCGCGGCGCGGACGGCGTCGTCCGGCGGCCAGGCGGGCGGCCTGGTGAACGAGGCCGAACGCCTCCTGATGCCGTACCGGCGGGTCCGGTGAGTCGCGCACAGGTCCGGTCGGGGATCGCGGCCTACTTCGGCGGCAACACCTACGACTCGACGGACCGGGTCTGGACTCCCACCCCGCTCGCCGCCTACGGCCTGGCCACCGTCCGGAACTACGTGCCGAAGCGTCACCCGGACTCGGACTTCACCCGCGGACTCACGGTGGGCCGTGGGATGGGCACGGTGATGATCGTGGACCTGCCGCAGCAGATCGAGCGGCGGATCGCGCTGGGCGGCCCAGCCAACGGGATCAAGCAGGACGTCTACACGGTCGACCTGCTGCTGTACCACCTCGCGAAGGTGCCGCATTCGGAGGATGCGCAGGCCGACCTGGACGCGCTGATCGACGCGATCGTGAACTGGATCCACGCGGATCGGACGCTCGGCGGTGCAGTCGTGGACGCGGGTGAGACCTCGGCGGGCATCGTCAAGTCGCTCGGGCAGCCCCTCATCAGCGGGGAGAGAACCGAGATCTACGCGTCGATCCGGTTCGACGCCAACACCTACGTCAACGCCTGAGGAGTCGATGTGCCCAGCTACACCTACGGCGGCGACGTCGTCCAGACCTACCCGCAGTACCTCGACCGCGGCACCGGCCGGACGCTCGTCGCTGAGCCCGGCCTCACCTACGACGTCGACCAGGTCATCGACAGCGTGGCGGCCCCGAGCGGGGGCCGGGAGCCGCTGCGCCTGCCGATGCCGCCGGATGACCGGTGGACGCCGGCCACGCCCGTTCAGACCACCACCACGAGCGCGAGCAGCAAGAAGGAGGGGAGCGCCTGATGGCTGCCCCGACGATCTACCCCGGCGCACGGAGTTTCTTCGGGCTGGCCAAGGAGGTCACGCCGGGCACGCCCGTCGCGGCGGCCCGGTTCGTGCCGTGGAAGAAGCTCGACCCAGTCGACCAGCCCGTCATCTTGGTCGACGACGGCATGCGCGGGTCAATGGGCTCGGACTACGGCGCGACGGTCGGCCCGACCAAGGGCTCGGGCGACGTCGAGGGCCCGGTGTTCGCCGACTCGATCGGGGACCTCCTGTACAACATCCTCGGCGACTACGGCGTCAGCGGCACCGGCCCGTTCATCCACACGTTCAGCCTTCTGAACAGCGGAAACGCGCAGCCGCCCACTCACACCATCACCGATGCGAACGGCATGACGCCCACGGTCGGCGCGAGGTGCTACCCGGGCGCGTGCTTCTCGGAGCTGACGTTGACCGGCAACGTCGAGGCGCTGTTCACCCACTCCGGCAAGTACGAGAGCTGGATCAGCCAGGCCGCCGCGGTCGCGCCGACGAACACCCCGACCAGCGAGGTCGTCGTCCCGTCCTGGCGGTCGACGGTGACGATCGGTGGCTCGTCGGTGATCACCCCGAAGGAATGGGAGGTCACGATCAAACGGACGCTGACCACCCACTACACCGCGCAGGGCTCGCAGAACCCCTACGTCATTGCGCGCGGCGACCTGTCCGTCGACGGGAAGATCTCGTTCGTCGCGGCCGACGAGTCCCCGCTGAACGCGCTCCTGGCCAACACGCAGCAGGCGCTCGTCCTGACGGTCGACAACGGCCTCACCGGCGCCAACCAGCGCACGGTCACGCTCCAGATGACCAAGGCGTACTACAAGACGAGCAAGCTCAAGCGCGACCCCGCCGCGATCGGCTGGGACGTCGAGTTCACGGCGCTCATGAACGCGACCGACGCGGGCACGTCCGGCGGACTCGCCCCCATCAAGGCGACGCTCAAGAACGGCATCACCACCTATTAACCCGAGAGGTCCCCATGCGTATCGACCTGCCCGACGGCCAGTGGGCCGAGATCATGCCCGTCGACCGGATGCCCGCGCGCGTCCGGCGCCGCGTCCGGTCCGTCCTCGGCGTCGACGTTGACCCCGAGGGCAAATCGCACATGGCGATGTCGGCGGCCATCGGCGACGAGATGAAGACGGCTCTCCTCGCCGAGGTCATCACGGCCTGGTCGTACGACCAGCCGATCAACCGGGACACGGTCGAGGAGCTGCCGATCTCCGCCTACGACCAGCTCGCGGAGGCGGCCGAGGAGCACCAGGCGGCCGTAAATTTCAGCCAGCCCGCGACGCCTGGCGCGAACTCCTCCGCCTGAAGAACCTCCTTCGCGGCGCGGACCCGGCTCCCGGGCACGAGCCGACTGAACGGTCCGTGACGGCGCTCCAGTACGTGGTCTACGCCGAACGCTTCGGCTGGCCGCCGTCCGTCGTCGATGAGCTGCCCATGGACGTCGAGCCGTGGCTGATCCCGATCCACGACCTCATGCAGGAGGTGCGCGCCGATGCCCAGAAGCGAGCTGGCGGCTGAATTGCAGCGGATGGCGGAGCGGGCGGCCGGGCCCGGCGGCCAGGCGGCCGCGCAGGCCATGGCGCTGGCTGGCGAACGAGCGATCAAGTTGAAGCTCTCGCGGTACCAGCACCCGCGCCGGACGCCGACGCCGTCCCCGCCCGGGCAGCCGCCCGCGGTCGTCACGGGCACGCTCCGCCGTTCGGTCATCACGCAGGTGCCGACCGGCGGCGCAGGGCGCTGGATCGGGTCGGTCGCGCCCACGGCCGTCTACTCCCGCATCCAGGAACTCGGCGGCGCGACCGGGCGCGGGCACCACGTGCTGCTTCCCGCGCGGCCGTACGTCGCTCCGGCGGTGGAGGAGCTGCGCCGGTCCGGTGAGCTGGGGCGCGTCGGGCAGGTCGCGTTCGCGCGCGTGGTGTTCGGGATGGTGGGCTGATGGCGGGTGAGCTGCCCCCGGTTGTCGCGCGCTTCCTGGCGGACACCACCGCGTTCGTCGCGGGCATCGAGCGGGCGATCGCGTCGGACGAGTCGCTGGCCGAGGCGACCGCAGCGGCCGAGGCCGCGATCCGCGCGATGCAGGACGGCCTGGCGACCGCCGCGGCGGCGGCGACCGAGGCCGCGGCAGCGCAGGAGCGGCTCGCCGGGGCGCAGAAAGGCGCTGGGGACGCTGCGGGCATCGACGCGGAGATGCAGCAGGCGCTCGCCGAGGCCGAACGGGTGTCGACCGAGGCCGCCATGGCCAGCGTGGACGCCAGCATCGCGTTGGCGAAGGCTGACCGGACGGCGGGCGAGGCCGCGACCGTTATGGCGGGCGCGACGGAGAAGGCGACGGTCGCGACGCGTGCATCCGGCGGGGCGGCCGGGACGGCGGTCGTCGCGCACAACCGGTTCAACAAGGCCCTCTTGGGGGTCGGCGCGGCGGCCGGGTACGGCGTCGTCCAGGCGGCCAAGTTCCAGTCGGAGGTGCAGCGGCTCTACACCGCGGCGGGCCTGACGGGCGCCAAGTTCGAGGATGTCTCCCGTGCCCTGCTGAAGATCGGCGACCAGACCGGCATCGCGGGGACGCAGATCGCCGAGGCGATGTATCACCCGGTCAGCGCGGGCCTGAACCTCGCGCAGTCGCTCCAGACCGTGGCGAACGCCGCCAAGCTGGCGAAGATCCACGGGGCCGACCTCGAGGACACGACGTACGCACTCAGCTCGGTCATGAAGGCGTACAACGTGGACGCGAGGAACGTCTCGGGGACGTCCGCGCTGCTGAACTCGATCGTCGGTCAGGGCGACATGAGGTTCCAGGACTTCAACCAGAGCATCAAAAACTGGACGCCGACCGGCGCGGCCATGGGGATCACCATCCAGTCGATGGGCGCGGCCCTGGCCTACCTCACCGACCGCGGCAACTCCGCAGAGGTCGCCTCGACGCGCCTCACCATGGGCCTGTCCATGGTGACCAGCGGGTCGAAGGCGGCGAACGTGTACCTGCGCGACCTCGGCCTGACCACCGGCAGCCTGAACCTCAGGAATAAGAGCCTCCAGCAGACGATGGAGCATGCCGGCCTCACCACGAACCGGGTCGCTGCCGACCTGAAGAAGCCGGACGGCATCTTCGTCGCCTTGCACGACATGCAGGACGCCTTCCACCGGTCGGGCCTGTCGGCCGAGCAGGCCAATCAGGTCATGTCGAAGATCTTCGGTGGTGGCCGGTCGGACAAGGCGATCGTCGCGCTGATGCAGAATCTCAACGGCGTCCGGGACAAGTACGACGAGATCGGGAAGGCCGCCGGGCACTACGGCACCGCCTGGGCGAAGACCCAGCAGACGACGACACAGCAGTGGCACACGGCGGTCGCGCAGGTGAAGAACCTCGCGGTCGAGTTCGGCAGCACCTTGCTGCCTGCGGTGACGTCCGCGCTCGGCGGGATCAACAAGCTGTTCGGGGGGCTGCTGGGCAGCCGGACGGCTCTGGACATCCTCAAGGCCGTCGTCCCGGCGATTCTCGCTGTGGTCGCCGCGATCAAGATCTGGACGATCGTGCAGGCCGTCCTGAACGCGGTCATGGACGCAAATCCGATCTCGCTGGTGATCGTCGCGATCGGTGCCTTGGTGGCAGCGATCATCTACGCGTGGCAGCACTTCGCGTGGTTCCGCGACGGGGTGAAGGCGGTCGGGCACGCGATCAAGCAGGCGTGGGACGTGCTCTGGCACGGCTGCGAGGCGGTGATGAAGTGGTTCGTTAACGGGCCGCTGAAGTCGCTCCAGGCCGACATGAAGGTCTTCACCGAATGGTGGAAACAGCACGGCGACCAGGTGAAGAAGGTCGCCGAGGTGGTGTGGAAGTTCGTCCAGATGGTGATCCACGTCTACTGGACGCTCATCATGGCCGAGCTGAAGATCGGCTTGGCGCTGCTCAAAGCCGTGTGGACGTTCGCCTGGGGGTTCATCAAAGACCTGGTGAAACTCGTCTGGGACGAGATCGCCGGAGTGATCAAGTTCTGGGTGCACCTGATCATGAACATCATCGCCGTCGTCCTCGACCTGATCACGGGCAAGTGGGGCAAGGCGTGGAAAGACCTGAAGAAGCTCGCCGGGGACGCGCTCCACGACGTGATCAGCCTGATCAAGAACGTCACGTCCGACTTCGGGAACCTCCTCTGGGACGCGGGCAAGAACCTGATCCAGGGCCTGATCAACGGCATCAAGTCCATGGCGGGCGGCGTCTGGGATGCGATCAAGGGCATCGCGGGCAACATCAGCGGGTTCTTCCCGCACAGCCCGGCCAAGCACGGCCCGCTCTCGGGCTCGGGTGACCCTCTGCTCTCCGGTCAGCAACTCGCCGCGCGGATCGCGGCCGGGATGCTCGCCGGCGCGCCCGGCGTCTCCGCCGCCGCGACGGCGCTCGCCGCCGCCGGGATGCTCCCCAGCGGCGCCCCCATCCCGCTCCAGCCGACGACCGCGCAGCGCCGCGAGGCCAAGAAGCTCCAGACCAAGGCGACCTCGGCGGACAAGCGGGAGTCGCGGTACGAGCGGGAGGAGAAGCAGTGGATGGCGAAGTACCGCAAGTACGTCGCCGAGGCGCGCTCGCACAAGCAGCACGCCCGCTACGACCGCGCTGCCGAACACGCGCTCGCCGAGGCTCAGCGGTACGCCCAGCAGGCCGCGCAGCAGAAGCAGCTCGCGGCGTCCCTCCGCGGCCGGGCGAACCGGCTGCTGCACCCGGTGCAGAACCTGCCGCACATGCCGCGCCTCAACGCGCTGGCCGCCGCGCGCCCGGAGTACTGGGCGTCGCAGGCGGCCGTCGCGTCCCTGCGGGCGCTTCAGCAGTCGACCGCCGCGTCCTGGTCGGCGGGCGGGATCGGCGCGGGCCTCGGGTCGGCCCCGTCACAGGGAGTTGTGGTGCAGCACGTCGTGAACGTCAACGTCGAGGGATCGGTCAGATCGGACCGGGACCTCCTCGCGATGATCCAGTCCGGGCTCATGCGGAACCGGCTCGCCGTCACACTCCCGGCAGGCCGCTGATGGCCGTCACCGTCCCGACCACCTGGACCGGCTCGAACTCCTCGCAAGACGTCGAAATCATCACCAACCCCACCACGGGGAACTGGCTGATCGCGGTCGTCGCGTGCCGCGTGGTCGACGGCTCGGCGCCCACTCTCAGCATCGGCGACATCTCCCGGAACCTCTGGACGCTCCTGGCCACCGATACCGCGTGGGCGACCGCCACCAATGCCCCCGCGCAGCTCCAGATCGAGGTGTGGGCGTGCCCGGCGGTCGCCTACCAGGGGTGGCCGTGGCTCGCGGTGTACGCCGCTGCGTCCCAGATCACCGCAGACGACGTTGGGCACGTCCTGCTGTCGCTCATCGAGGTCAACGGCCTGTCCGGCGCCCCCACGGTTGACTCCATCACCACGGCGGCCGCCAGCGCATCGACGACCGCGAGCATCACCGTTCCGGCGCCGGCGGGCGGCGCGCAGTGCCTCATGGTCGTCGGCGCGGTCACCGACAACGGCACCGCGAACCCGACCCCGGGGGCCGGGACGGCGTTCGCCGGTCCGAACCTGACAGGCAGCCCTGCGGCAAGCTCTGAGGGGACGTGGCTGACGTCGACCACGGCGCAGACCGTGAGCTGGACGGCGGCGTCGGCGGTGAACTGGGCGATCATCGGCGTCGCGCTGCGCGTCGCGGGCAACACGGCACCGCAGCCGAACGCGAACTGGCCGGGCGTGCAGCTCCAGGTCGGCATCGGCTACGACCTCAGTACTCCGCTTTCCCGGGTCCGGTGGACGGATCAGTCGTCGCGGCTGCTGAGCATGCAGGCCGATCGGGGGATTCAGGCGGAGCTGGGCGCGGCGCAGCAGGGCACGATCGACCTGGAGATCCGTAATCAGGACGGCGCCTACACGCCGCGGCTCGTGACGGCGGCGGCATCCGCGACGGCGGCCGGGACGACCACCACGATCATCCTCCCGGCGACGACCAGCCCGCTGACGGTGGGGGACTTCTTCCGACTCCAGACGTCCGGCGGGGCCTGGAAGGAACTGAACGTCTTCCAAGTGACGCAGCTCAGCACCACAGGCGGGACGACCACGGTCACCTTCGTCCGCGCGGACGGCTCGAGCGGCGGCGCGCGGGTCGCAACCGCGACCGGCGACGTCTACGCCGGGATCCGCGTCGACCTCTATCTCCCCGTCCGCGTCCTGGCGACCTGGCAGGGCAAGCCCTACCCGGTGGCATCCGGGTGGCTGCGGGACATGCCGATCACCTACACCGACGCGGCGTGGGCGACGGTCCAGGGGCAGGCCGGGGACACCCTGGAGACGCTCACGGCCGCGCCACCGACCGTCGCGCGCGGGGAGATCCTCCGCCGGAACCCGACGCACTACTGGCCTCTCAGCGACGCCAGCGGCGCGGGCGCCGCACAGAACATCTCCGGCCTCACCACGAGCGTCCTCACCCAGTCCGTGTCCAAGTACGGCGCTGGCGTCGCCACGCAGGCGGATTTCGGTGCATCGTCGCAGGGCATCGACACGTCCACGACCAGCGTCCCCTACATCGTCACCTTCGTCGGTGACTCGGGGTCTTGCTGGCGGCAATCGGGGCAGACGTCGGCCGAGATGCCGTCGAAGGGGTACGCGCTGGTCGGCACGGACGGGGCGTTCCCGTCGCTTGCGGGCGGCGTCACGATCATCGGATACACGCTCACGACGGGCGCAGACTTGGACGCGATCATCAACGCGACGTCGGATCCGACGGTGCTGATGCTCCGAACGGCCGATCCGAGCGCGGGTATCGCACAGGGGTCGGTGCTGCGACTTTTCGTGCAGCGGGGGAACCTGAACGGCGGCGTGGTGGTGTGGGACAAATCAACCCACATGTCCGGTACGACCACCATCAGCGGCGCCAACCAGCTATTCGGCGGCTGGACCATGTGGGCGATCACGATCACCCAGACGGCGTGGACGCTCTACGCCGCCGGGCAATTCGCCGGTGGTGGCGTGTGCAACCTGGTGCCGAACTTCACCACCATCGACATCGGCGGCGAGGCTGACCAGTTCTCGTCCGGCCGGACCTATCCCGGCTACCACGCGCACATCGCGATCTTCCCCCGCATCCTGACGCCCGGAGAGATCTACGCGCTGGGCTCGGTGGTCACTGGGGCGCCCGCAATCGAGGATGCCGGGAACCGGATCCAGAGGAAGCTGAACTCCACGGGGTGGCGTGGGGCGCGGATCCTCGGGACGTCCGTGCCGATCCGGTTGACCGCTGAGGCGGACCCATCTGGGACGGTCGCCGACGCCGCAAGCGAGTACGCGGGGTACGCCGACTCGCTGACGTTCGCCGACGCGGCCGGGCAGTTCCAATACCGCGGCAGAAACATGGCCTACCAGCAGTCCCCCCGGGTGACGCTCGGAGAGAGCACGGCGGGCGGCGAGATCCCCTACAAGCCGGGGATGCAGCCCAGCTTCAATCCGACCTTCATCTACAACTCGGTCGCCGTCGAGAACTCGAAAACGTGGACCCAGATCCCGACCACCACCAACTCGATCAGCGCTGTCGACGACACCAGCGCCACCCGCTACGGGACCAGGTCAATGTCCAAGCAAACCCGGTTCGCCAGCGACCAGGACGCGTGGCATGAGGCGTATTGGCTGATGAACAGGTACGCCTACCCGCAGATGCGGGTCGAGCAGGTCACGATCTCGGCGTCCGCATACCCGGCCGCGTGGCCGACCGTGCTGGGGATCGAGGTCGGGGACCTGGTGACCCTCGTCCGACGTCAGATCGGTGCGCCTGCCCTGACGCTCCGCTGCCGCGTCCTGCGCGTCCAGCCGCACCTCGTCTACGGCGCTGGCGGCCAGGTGCAAGGGGAGGTGACGCTCACGCTCGGCGCAGCGCCACCGATCGTCGGAGTCGCTGGGGATCCGGCCTACGGAGTTGTCGGCAACATCGTTCTGGGGGCGTGATGGCTGCTCCCTATCGCACGATCCACATGCCGGACGGGCGCGTCGACATGCTGCCCCCGCAGCCGATGACGTGGCAGGACGCGGTCCCGGCGACGGGGCAGATGGCGTCTCCGCTGCGGTCGGTGTGGCTGAGCGCGGACGCTGGTGAGGCGGTGGTCTGGCACCGGCAACGGCCTCTCTTCCAGGGCACGGCGACGACCGCACAGAGCATCCCGAACACCGCCTACACGGCGATCACCGGCCTCGCCGCGCTGGTCGACAACTACGGCGGCGCGAACGACACCAGCAACACCGGCCGCTACTACGGCCCGATTACCTCGACGGGCCAGCCGAGCGCCGGTGACTGGTACCTGGTCAGCGGCTATGTCCCAATGAACTTCACTGCGACGACCGGGATCGTCATCGCGGGCGTCCGCGTATCCGGCGGCACCGTCCAGGCAGGCGGCCGAGTTCCCGGGTCGGCCCACGCTGAGACCGCGATGGTCGTGGACCTGGTGCAGATGACCGGCTGGGGCACCGCCACCAACTCCTACCTCGGCGACTGGGTCGAGCTGATGGCCTACCAGTCGTCCGGCGCAGCGGCGACCACCTTGGTCAGCGGTAAGGCGCCCGCGTTGACGGTCCGATGGGTGTGCGCCAGCCCGGCGGCATCGTCCTCGCAGGTGGTCGCGGCACCGGGCATCCCGCACACCTGGACGGCGAGCGACATCTGGACGGCGGACGCCACCGGCGCCGGCAAGGTGCCACTCAATCGGGAGTTGCGTGACGCGGTCCGGTTCATGAACTACCCGCCGATCGCGCGGGTCACGGTCGACGGGTCGACGCAGACGATCCCGTCTGGGGCGACCTGGACGAGCTTGTCGTTCACGACCGAGTACGTCGACACGCATTCCGGATGGGCGCCCGGGACACCGACGAAGTACATCGCGCCGAAGGCGGGCCTCTACTACGTGGGCGGCTTCGTGAACCTGATCGAGGCCGCGAGTCCTGTGGGCTACAGGGCGATCCGGCTCCTCCAGAACGGCACGACGGCGTACGCGGGCTGGTCGATGGTTCCGCAGACCACCGGCACCCTCGGCAGCGCCCTCAACGCGGTCGGCCTGATCCGCATGGCGGCCGGAGACACGATCGAGGTGCAGGTGCAGCAGACACAGGGTGCGGCCCTCAGCCAGTACACCAACGTCGGGAACGCTGGCCGTCTCATCGCGGTCTGGATGTCGCAGTGAGCGGGCCCCAGCCGCCCGCGATCCCAAATTTCTACCCGGGCCTCCCAGCGCTCCCTCAGCTCAACACGATGGCACAGGCGTTCGCGTTCCTGCTGGGCGGGCCGTCCTTCCGGGCTCGCCGGGCGGCGACCGGGACGGCGACGAAGAACGCCCACACGAAGGTGCCGTGGGACACGGTCGATGAGGACTCGTACTCAGGCTGGTCGGCCGCGTCGCCGACGCGGTACACGGTGCAGGCGCCCGGCTGGTACCTGGTCTGCGGGACGGTCTCGCTGTCGGGGACCGGCGCGGCCGGGACGCTGATGGTGCCTGCGGTCGTGGTGTCCGGATCGTCGCCCACGGGCTTGGGCGTGGGGTTCGAGGGCGGAGCGTTCGCGGTGCCGGTCTCCGGCTCGCCGATGGTCGCGTCCGGGGTGTGGGAGGTCTACTGCAACCTCGGCGACTACATCGAGCTCGACCTCTGGTACAGCTCCGAACCCGCCTCGAACCTGTCCTGGTCCACGACGGCCGGGACGCAGTCACGCATCGAACTCACCTGGATGGGGATCTGACGTGCCCTCAACCAATGACCCGCTCGGCATCCAGATCGGAGCCAGAGAGATCTACGACAAGCTCGGCGACGTCGACCGGAAGGTGACCGACGTCGGAGGAAAAGTCGACCGGCTGTCCGACCAGCACACGAGCCTCCGTACCGAGTTCGGCGACCTGCGGGCCGAGACCCGCGAGGCGATCGCCGAGCTGCGGGCCGAGACCCGGGAAGGGCATGCCGACCTGGAGTCCCGGGCGCGGGTTCTGGAGCGCGGCCGGTGGCCATTGCCATCGATCGCCGCGCTCACAGGCGTCGCCGCGCTCATCGTCACGCTGGTCGACCTAATCGGGAAGGGGAAATGATGTCCGTCTTCGGAGTGGACTACGCCTGGGGACGCCCCGGGCCCAACGCGCTCAAGGCCGCTGGCGCCAAGTTCGCCGCGCGGTACGTGAGCCACGACGCCACCGGCAAGAACCTGACCCACAACGAGGCCGCGCAGCTCTCGGCGGCCGGGATCGCGCTGGTCGTGGTCTGGGAGAGCACCGCGTCCCGCGCCCTGGACGGCCACGCGGCCGGCGTCGCGGACGCGACGGCGGCCGACCAGCAGGCCCGCGCCTGCGGGATGCCGAAGGACCGGCCGATCTACTTCGCGGTCGACTTCGATGCGACGCCGGGCCAGCAGGCCGCGATCAACGCCTACCTGGACGGCGCGGCCAGCGTCATCGGCCGGGACCGGGTCGGGGTGTACGGCGGCTACTACGTCGTCAAGCGCGCCTTCGACGGTGGCCACGTCCGCTGGGGCTGGCAGACCTACGCCTGGTCGGGCGGCCAGTGGGACAAGAGGGCCCAGCTCCAGCAGTACTCGAACGACCATGTCGTCGGCGGCGTCGGCCTGGACTACGACCGCGGCGTGGTTGCGGACTTCGGGCAGTGGAAGGTCGGCGGAACCCCGCCGACGCCGCCCGCGCCGCCGTTCCCCGGGCGGCTCCTCCAGGACGCGTCCCCGCTGATGCACGGGTCGGACGTCCAGACCTGGCAGAAGCAGATGGTCCACCGCGGGTGGCAGCTCACCGTGGACGGCTACTACGGGCCCGCGAGCCAGGCCGCTTGCCGCGCCTTCCAGAAGGACAAGGCGCTCCCGGTCGACGGGATCGTCGGCCCCGTCACGTGGGCGGCCACGTGGACCGCCCCGATCACCTGAGAGGACACGCATGTCCCACAAGCTCGGCCGCCTCACCCCCCACGATGAGGCCACCCACCCGCGGCTGCACCTGGGCCACTATCTCCCGGCACTCCCGACGCCGCCCGCGTCCGCGGACTGGCACACCCGGGTCACGGACTGGCCCATGTACCTCAACGACCAGCTCGGCGACTGCACCGAGGCGATGGTCGGACACCTCATCGAGGGCGCCTCGACCTACGGCCAGGGCAACACGGTCGAGATCGGCGACAGCGACGTCCTGACCGCCTACGAGCGCGTCTCGGGCTACAACCCGGCCGACCCGGCGACCGACCAGGGCGCGGTCCTCCAGGACGTGTACACCGACTGGCGGAAGACCGGCGTCGGCGGCCACAAGGTGATGGCGTTCGCGCAGGTCGACCACACCGCCGACAGCGAGTGGGAGACGGCGGTCGCGGTGTTCGGCGCTGTCGGGCTCGGCATCATCGTGACGCAGGACATGATGAACGACTTCGACGCCGGACGGCCGTGGACCCGGGCGTCCGGCGCGCAGCTCGGCGGCCACGCGGTCCCGGTCGTCGGGTACGACGCCGACAACCTGTACGTCGTCACCTGGGGCGCCGTCCAGGCCATGTCCCGGGCGTGCTTCCGGGCGGTGGCCGAGGAGGCGTGGGTCGCGGTGCTGCCCGAGTGGCTCGACGCAAGCGGGCACGCGCCGTCCGGCGTGGACCTGTACCAGCTCGGCGAGGACCTGGCCGCGCTGACCGGCGGCCCGAACCCGTTCCCCGCGCCGACGCCGCCCGCGCCGCCAGCCCCGGAGCCCGTGCCGTCCCCGACGCCGGATTGCTGGGCCGAGTTCGCCGCGCTGCTGCGCGAGGCGTGCTCGGGCATCACCGGCTGGCTCGACCGGCACGGCCTCTAGCTCGCCCCGCCTCTCCCCCTGTCGCCCCGGACCGCACGGTCACGGGGTTCTTTCATGTAAGGAGGTCGCCGTGCGCGACTCGATTCTCCGCACCCTGGTGCCGCTCGTGGTGGGCACCCTGGTGGGCTGGGCCGCCAAGATCGGCCTCTCGCTCCCGGCCGACGCCGTCACGGCCGTCCTCACCCCGGCCATCACCCTCGCCTACTACACCGGCGCCCGCCTTATCGAGCAGGTGTGGCCGCAGGCCGGCCGGATCCTGCTGTCGCTCGGCCTGGCCCAGGGCTCCCCGTCCTACAGCAGGTAGCCTGACCAGCGTGTCGGCCGGTGGGGAAGCCGGACCGACACGACGGCGCCCCGTCTCCTTCGGGAGGCGGGGCGCCTTCTTCATGCGTCTGGTCAGGCCGCGGCTCCTCAGCCGAGGAGCCGCGCCGCCACCTCGGCCAAGGGCCGGTCGAGCGGGCCAACGTCACGATGACGCCGAAGTTGGACGCAAACGCACAACTGGGCGATGCGGCCCTCTGGCGTGTCGAGCAGATGCTGGTACCGCTCGTGGATCGCGGCGGCCAGGCCGGGAACGAGCAAGCTGGTGCAGTACAGGGTGGCCGCGTCAGTCCCCAGCGGGGCCCTGCCCCAGAACTCCCAGTCCAGCAGGTAGGGCGTGCCGCAGGTCAGGTTGGTCCAGCGCAGGTCACCGTGTTGGGTCGTCCACCGCTCCACGAGCGTAGGGACGTCAGGCCCGTAGGCGCGGCGCAGGGCGACGGTGATCTGTTCCTGCGTTCTCGGGACGCGGTCGGTCGGGTGCGCAGCAAGACGACTCAGCGACGCGTCCAGGGTCGCCCACCACCCCGGGGTAAGCCCCAGGGTGCGGGCGCGAGCAGGGGTCAGCGTCTCGTGCGGCGCGCACACCGGCTCGTCGATCAGCTCCCACACCTCGGCGCGGACGGTATGGCGGACTCCGTCGACGTCAGTTCCGGCTGCGACGGTGTCGAAGAACTCCAGTGCGGGCCTTCGCAGGCCGGGCAGGTCTGGGGCGCTGATTGGTCCGTCCCACAGAACGCCGCTGGCCTGCCCGGTCGGGACGGCCAGCACCCGCAACCAGCTCCGGTCCCGCGTCGTACGGTCAACGACCAGGCCGCCCATGGTCCGGTCGCCGATCCCGCGCACGCGGGGCCCCGCCGACCACAGGCTGAGCCGGTGCAGCGTCCGGTCGAACTGGGTGTCCATCCAGGACGCCCCGCTGGGATGCGCGGCAGCGGCCGGTGGTGCGGCGGGGTCGGTCATCGCTACTCCGTCGAGGTGCGTCAGTTACTCGTGCTCGGCGCGGCGGGGATGGAGCTGCTCACAGCGCAGCACCACCCGGTAGCGAACGCCCTGGTGCTGGTAGACGGGAAGGGCCGGGCCGGTCACCTCGTCACCGAGGCGCAGCCACGCGCTATGCCCAGCACGGTACGACAGCAGGACTGAACCGTCACTGAGCGTATAGCGGGACGGGAAGAAGATCCCGTCACCAGCTTCCGTGACCCAGAGGCGATCGATCGGTTCATTGCCTTCGTCGGTGAAGTCGCCGGTCACCAGCGCTCGCGTGATGGTGTGCTCGCCGCTGATGTAGCGGGGGTCGAGCGTGACCCGATGACCGGGCACATGGAAATGCAGGTGGTGGGGGTGGTCGGCGGGGCGTGGCGGGACGGCCCCGGCCGCGCGGGCGTGCACTCGGCGGCAGTCAGCCCGCCCGTAGATGACCACGTCCAGGTCACCGGCGCTGGCAGCAGGCTTGTACATGGCCGAGCCCTGGAGGCCGATCTGGTCGCGGTGGACACCGCACCAGTTCGCCAGCGTGTCCAAGACCTTGGCGTGTTCGGCAAGCAGGACCGGGTCCTGTGCCGACACCGTCCCAACGATGGTGGCCGGGTCGATGCGGGCGATGCGGCCGAGTTCGGGCACCAGTGCGTCCGGCTGCCGGGCGGCGATCAGCGGCGCGTACATGCCGTAGGGGAGGCCGAGGGTGCGCTGCCAGTCGGAGTCCAGGAACCGGCTCCAGGTCCCCCAGTAGCGCGGCCGGCCGTCGTCTGCGACATAGGCGACCAGGCCATACAGATGCCCGGCCACGCTGGCGATCTTCGCGACCAGCAGCCCGCCGGACGTCAGCACCATCGAGCATGGGGGCAGCAGCTCGTGGTCCAGGGCCGGATGGCCCCAATTCCGGATCTGATCCATCTTCGTCTCCTTCTAACAGGAGTGGATCCGCGCCCCCCGGGCGCAATCGTCAGCCCAGGGGCACGGGGTCTACGTCCGCCGGAGGATCTTCGCGGCGACGCGCTTGGCCGCCTCGAACTCGCCTTCGGCTGTTCCGTCGTGCGGCACGCACAGGTTCCGAACCTGTCCACCGTCCACGTGACGGCCGTACCACCAGTTCGGGTCCTCCGCCGGGCACACCCACGCCACCGGATCGTCACCGACACGCACGACGTACATCCCGACCTCGGTCCGGTACAT